TAAAAACTCAAGATCATATGATGATTTGTCTCTTTTGTACAATATTACTTCTAATTTTAAGATTTCTAAATAATCCCTAAAATCATCTAGATAATCTTCAATAGTTTCATATTCTACAACTGTTTTATCTTTAATGAATACAATAGATTCTTTAACAACAATTCTAGTAATTTTCTCTACACGCTCTTTAAATATTTTCCAATTATTAGAACTTTCAGATTTTACAAATTTTAATAAAATATCAATATCGTCTTGCGATTCATTAATAAAATCAAATTCATAATATTCAGATAAATCTCTAATTCTGTCAATAAATCTTTCATATTTAATAACAGGTGGTAAACCTTTCACTCGTATAGTTTTTCTTGTTTCATCAATCTCTAAATGAGACTCAATTAGCCATGATGAGTTTAAACCCTTTACTTTAGTTATTTTACCTTGAAAACCTTTATATGATGGCTTTAAAGACTTTACTTTTCCTGAAATATAATCTTTAATCGATGTAGATGATCTAGGAAGAATTACTGATTTATATCCAACAGCTATACCCATAACTCCTATCAATAATCCTAGTGGCATTCCAACTTTTAAATAATCAGTCTCTGATACTTCTCCTTTATTAAGAAAAGACATTTCAGAAGTTAGTTCAAAGGTATTTTTACTCAATTTTACAGATGTATATCTTGGAGCTGCTGGATGATCTTTAAAAGGCGTTCCGAAATTTCCATCTCCTTCTAATAAACTTTCTGCAACTGAGTGGGGTTTAGCTAATCGTGCTATTGCATTTGCTAAGGATGAATCTCCATGTGAATAACCAGACTCTGTTACATTTCCAATTAAACTATTTGTTTTTTTAAAATTTTTGGGTGCACAAAGTAATATCATTCGTTGTACATTTGTTAGACTATCATGCCAATCTGGTATTCCTCTGTGCTCTAATGTATAAAAAGCATATTCTCTAAAATTTATATCTATATGTTCTGTTATAGTAAGACGATCCATTGTTCGTATTCTCTTTTAAAATATGTTAATATGTGTTCTTTAATATTTTCATTATCTTCTCCATTAAACCAATAAGAAAGATAAAGCATGTCTTTAGCTAAATCTTCTTTATTATTTAACATACAAATATCATATGCAATTTTACATATATTATAATCTAACTTTTTTATATTAATTAGATATTTTAAATATCCATAAGCCAATTCAAATCCTCTATTTAAAAGAATATTACTTAAATTTTCTGCTTCTTTTTTATGTTCTATGTTATAGGTTTCTAAGAAATTTTCTAGTATAATTTTACCATTTTTTTTAAATTCTGGATCTGTGTTCAATTTTTCGTTTTCTTGTAATATACCTTTCCAATTTCTTATAGTTTCATTTCCAAAACTTGTCAAACTATTAGTATTATCTAATCTTCTTTGTATCGTTACTAATGTTTTAGGATTATTATGAAATCTAAAAAACTTAGAAGCAGTAATTAAAAATTTCCAATCGTTCAATGATTGCAATCCTGAAAATTGAACGATATCATTAATATCCTTTACATGAACAACTGTAGATAAATGTATAAATGGATCTATTAATAATAAATTTCTGTCAAAAGACTTAACACTATATGGTATGGATATAAAATGCTGTATATACTTTCTTTCTATATCATGATATATTTGTTGTCTTAAATGATAATTGCAATAAACAAGATCACATCCTATTTGTTCTAATTCATGCACTTGGTCTTGCAAATATGTATTAGACCATAAATCATCATCGTCTAAATACGAAATATATGAGCCTCGAGCATTTGACACTCCAATTGAACGAGCATAACCTGAACCACAATGTTCAGGTACATTTATTATTCTTATCTTTTCTTTAAAGGTTTGATAAAAATATCCTAACTCTTCTTCAAAATTATAACTTTCAGATTTTACAACAATTACTTCCCAACTCTGATATGTTTGATAAACTAATGTTCCAAAAGAATCTTTAATAAATTCTTTGCGTTTTCCATCCGTTGGAAATATAATACTAACTAATTTAGGCATATTTTAATTTATAGGAGTTGATAACCATATTTTTCTATCTTCTACATTTTCACCCATTGCTATTTGAAGTGATTTATTAGCTTTTTTATCAGCTACAATCTTTATAAGATTCATATTTTTATAAACCCATTCCCAATCTTGAGAATTCATAGAACCTAAACCTTTCAAATAACGTACGTCCTCAGATTTTTTATTTTTAACATTTTTATTGAATTCATCTTTCGAATAAAAATATCTTTTCTTTGCACCTTGACCCACTCTAACTAAAGGAGATTTGAGGATCATTAACTTACCAGATTTTATTACATTAGGAAACCATTTCCAAATAAAATTTATAATCAACGAGGAAATGTGATGACCATCAGGATCTGCATCTGCCGCTATTATTATCTTTTCCCATTTTAAATCAATTTCTTTACCTGGTTCTAATCCCATAATGTGAATTAAATCCAATACTTCTTTATTAGTAGCTAAATCTTTTACAGTCCTTACATTTTTCACTTTACCTTTTAATGCATAAACTCCGTCAGTTTGAGGATTTCTACCTTGACATAAACCTCCAGCTGCAGAATGCCCTTCACAAATGAACAAATTAACTTGCTTTTTTGCAGGTGGAGTATATTTATCACTTATCTGAACTTTAGATTGCCTTTTAGCTGATCTTACTTTCCTTAAACTTTCAGCATCATTTTTTTCTTGAATTAATTTTTTAATTTCTTTGAAATAAGGCCATTTAGAAAGATCTTTCTTTAATCTAGGTAATAATTGTTTTGATAAAAGCTCATCCATTTCAGATTTAGGAGTTACGAATTTAGTTTTATTTTGATCTCCAAATCTTACATTTTGAGCAGGTAAGTCAAATACAACTATCATTTCATAAAAATGGTGAGCGGTTGAACTATCAAAAACTTCATTAATTGTATCTCTTAATATATTAATATGAGATCCAGTACATAAAGCACCATTTATAAATCCTAATGTACATGAATCTTGATATGATCTTAATAGCCAAACATTACCCAATTCATTCTTAACATGCATAAAATCTTCATGTATAATAGGAGCATTTAAATCTAATTTTTTATTATCGAAATATACTTCAAAATTAAGATTTGAAATATCTTTAGAAACATTAATAAGTAAGTTTCTTAATATCATCTTTGTATAGACAATATCGAATTCAGGTCTGCAATCTTCAAAAACATTTTCTCTAGGCTTAAATCGAATAATAGTTCCAGTATTATTCTTTTTTGTTGCTTTTTTTATTTCTTTATATTCAACATTCGTGAAATTAATCCACTTTTGCTTATAGATTATAGAACCATTACAAGTTTCGATTTCTAGCCAATCAGAAAGAATCGTACAAAGAGATACTCCCATACCATTCATTCCGACTACTGTAGAGCCATTCTCTTCGTTATAAAAATTACTACCACTTCTTAGTTTGGTTAAAGCAGTCTCTATATTTGTTAATCCAGTTTTAACATTTTTTTTATCCCCATCTTTAAATCCACGACCTGTATCTACAACTTCTATAATTCCACTTACCGAATCAAAGTATACACGCACAGTTTGCATCGGTTTTTTTTCACGAGCGCAACGTTTAGCTTCATCTAAAGCATTATCTATTACTTCATCTATAATTTTCCAATATGCTATAGAAATAGAACGTATTTCACTTATAAACTGACCGTCTTTATAAATAGGTATTTTTTCATCTGATTTAGTAATTGATCCAACATATAAAGCAGGTCTTTTTAGAACATGTTCATGATCTTCAAATGCTATTATATCTCTTTCTGATTTAGACATTATTTTCTTTAAACTATAAACTATAAAATATAAAATACTATGCAATTATAATAAATCTTCAGGTATAAACAATATATTAAAAATGAAAATTTTGTTTATACATAAAAAAAGAGAACTTTTTCAAGTTCTCTTTTAATAAATTACAAGTATATGTGTATGTAAAACTTACTCTAACCAAAAAATTACAATGTAATATCTTCCCAGTAATCAGCTCTTAGTTTAAATCCAGTTACTTGATAAATCTTTTGTCCATTATATTCCAAATCCATTTGTGGAAGTGGACTATTTGGGAAAACACTTGGGAAAATCCATGTACGTATAATATCTCCATTTTTCTTATATAAGTGGATAGTCATAAGAGACTGTTTCCCTGCATATGTAAGTTTAGGTGTCATCGCTCCAGTTAAAGGATCACGTACTAAATCTGTCCATCTACGTAAAGCTTTATAAACATACATAGAGTTTTCATTATTAAGATTAACCTCAAAATCAATTGTTATGTCACAGTAAGTTTGATCAAAATATGAACCAGCATATGATCTTTTATGACCCTTGAATGTTTGCATTACAGGCCCTGGCATTTGTTCAACATTTAAGCCTTTAACATTTATAACATTTTCTATAATAAGCTCTTTGTCCCACAGCGATACACCTGGAGGAGGTATTAAAGAAACTTGAAACAAGTTTTGATAGACTGGCTCGTATTGTTCCATGCCAGCTTTCGAGTTTTTATAATGTGGTAAAAGTCCCATTTTTTTCGGGTTCTTATTTTTATCTTTTATTCAAAACGAATAAATCGTTGTTTAGCATTTTGCTATTTGTAACTATATATCAAATTATGAAAGTAATTTCTATTTTTTTCGTTAAATAATAAATTTAATTTTCATTAGATTCACTAGTATACATTGTCCTCGGTGTTTTACCAATAAGTATATTTAATATCTTATCAGAATTTCCTTTCACATTGTCAAGCATTCCACCTTCCATAGTTTTGATTTTTAATAAATTTCCTTCTAAAGAAAAGTAATGCTCTATTTCATTTATCAAAACTTTGATATAAGGTTTACCTTTTATCAATTCATCATCACTTATTTGAATTTCTATTCCTGCTTCTGATGCTGCTCCAACTATTTTATTAATTTCTTTTATTAGTTGTTCTTTCTCCTCCGCAATGTCTTTATTCATCGAAGATGCCTCAATATTACTTGATTCATACTGAGACAACTTCTTTGACGTATATTCTGAATATGTTAGTATTCTCATTTTATTCCTATTCTTAAGTGGTCAAATTTGACTACTTTACATTAAACAAATTGGAATGCTGACGCATTTGCTCCACCAGTTTTAGTAACAGTAATTCTTGAAATAGCTACTTGAATACCTCTTGCTGGCTCTACTGCAATATCAATAATCGCTTTGTTTTGATCAATAAGTTCTGGTGGATTATTTGTTTCATCCATTTGACTAAAGAAGTTATAGATACCGCCTGCTGATCTTACACCATCTAAGAATGTATCTACGATAGATTTAATCTCTAAGCGTGTTGTAGCATCATTAAACTCAAAAATATAACGTGCTAAAATATCTTCAACTCCTTCTTCAATTGTGATGAGCAAATCTCTTACATGCACATTGTTTAATGCAGAAGGTACTTTTTGATATGCTGTTTGGTTACCATATATCATTGTACCTAAACGTGCTCGCTTTACTATCGGATTTAATCCAAATGGCTCTATTGCTTCACGATCTCTATCTGATAAATCAAGCTCTGGACCAACTAGTCGGCTATCTGATAAAATACCTCTTCTTGGACCTGCAACAATTGAATATGGAAATCCATTAATAAATTTAAGAACAAAGTTGTTAGAAACATGAGCCGCTGGAGGAATTGTCAAATTCTTTGTTCCATCTCTCAATACTAAATAAGGGAAGAAGAAAGCTGCATGTTTTGCACCATTCAACTCATCTGGTAA